CGGAAACGTAGGGAAGATTCCCCACGACCCGTTCAAGTTTATTAAACATGAACTGGGTAGTTCTCCAATATCCCTTCAAATAGAAGAGATTGGCAGTAGCTATCCATGAGATAATTTGTGAAGCCTGTCGCTTGTTCTCAGGACGCTTTTGTCGGATGTATACAGGTGTTACCTGATACCCGTCATACGCGTCGACACCACATGACTCTCGGAAGCTTCCGCTCACGAAAGTCTTATTGGTGTTTACCTTGCAGTTGTACTTTTGCAGGTATTCGAGAACAATATCCGCATACGCTGTGGGGACGATAATATCGTCGCCATAAACGTACAATCCTCTAGTAACCTTAAAGATGTTACTAGCGATTGTGGAAAGGTTTCTGGCTCTCAGCAAAGCAACTACACAGACTGTGTAGAAGTACATTGCTTCAACTGGGAAACAGAGAGCACTACCCATGGACGCAAACTTCTTGAGGGGTCCTATTACTAGGCCACTCGGAAGCTGCGCACTTGTCGAACGACATGCATCAATGGATTCCTGTAAATCAGGATTACCACTGAACATAGCCAAGGCAAGTGAACGAGGAACTCGGTCACTAGCATCGGAAAGATCGATTGTTGCTAACCGACCTGTCTTCGAACCAATCACCGCTAGCCTCTGATTGATTTCCTGGTCACGGAAATTAACGTGACCAGACGTCAACCAGTACGTTTCAAGCTTCCGATAAAGGAAGTCTCGAATACCCTGCTGCACATATTGCATGCAACATGGCTCAATAGCGATGATACGGGGACTCTTAAGAGTTTTCGGAACGGTCACAATCCTTACGGGTTGCTCATCCGTTTCTGGAATGATCGATACCATTTCGAGTTCCTTAGAGTTGACCGGAATACCCAAAGGGTACCCGTTATCAACAATAGGGAAATAAGGCTCGAGACGATCATGCCAACGCTGCCATACGAATTTCCGATTACCGGATATTCGTTCCGCAGTGGCTCCGGGACCATGCTTGGGAATACAGTCGGTAACTGAAAAATCAGCAACCAAAGTATCCCAGAGCACAGAAGAAACTTCGAGAAAATCTCGACGCTCTTCTTTCGGTGCAGAAAACTCATTAAGGGACTGCTCGATTTCGACGAATGAATCAAGCGCGGCCTGGACCCTTTGTGGGGTACAGTCCAATTCCAACTTTTTGAATGTAAGGCAAAGCTGCCGTACAGATTCAACAACAGTAGGAATATCGCTTGATACTCCTCTAATTTTGTTAGGGGAACGTTCATCGATTAACACCTTTCCAGTCTCAAAGTCAAAGATCTGACGAGTCATCCCCTGCAGAAATGTGGGCATGACTGCACCTTTAGCTCGTTTAAAACGAGGAAAAAGTGTTGCGTCAACAAATCCGCGGGCCAAGGCTTTTTCGAAGTCTTGACAAAAGCGGGGAAGTGTGATCGTTAAAAACGAGACACCTTCATCTTTGACCCGTGATCTTATAGTTTCAAGATCACGTAAATCAGAGACATCAGCGGTACACTTGGCACAGGAGTCTAAATAGATTTCCTGCACCAACTCCAGATAGTCACTTACGTCCTCTTCCAAGTTGCCTCCATATCTAGAGGTGAACTTTGAACCGACGTATGTCTACCCTTCCGATGTCATTTGCATGACACCGGGATCAATCGGTATCACACACTGTTAAAACGTAGTCGACATCAACTATTTCGCAGGAACATTAGCCTGTGGATAGGCGGAAATTGAAACATTTCCGACCCCATCTTCAGATTGCACGAAAATCGCAGCAGGACCTTCATCAGGTTCGCTACGAAGAACGGCCCCCAGAATTACGGGTAGTGATACCCCTAAGATCTGGAGTAATGTATCCCGCCAGCTAAGCTTTCTAGGCTTCGCTGGTGGTTTTGGATTGGTAGCCATAAGGCTTTCTCTCCTTTCTGTGATGTTAGAAGAAGGTTGTAGGTCATACGGGACCCCGGGAATTTTCATTCCTAGGATTCCTGACCGTACAACTTGTCGACTGCAGTGTTGTCGAGCCAGGCTTTAAAGCCTGTCACCAACTGCTCACATTGTACCATTGAGAACCCATATTCAGGGCGATCAAGGACAACGTAGAGGCTGAGCGTCTCGTAATCGTTGACAGCTGTCAACGGATCCGCGACGACAGCTCGCTGATCAATCCGAACCATTGACCGAATCCGCCCTTTACCGGGCTGATGGCTAATGGTAAAAGTCCAATTTCCATCGGACTTCTGGTAGATCGTTTTCAATCCGCTCGAAGAAATTCGAGGCATAGATTGAGCGACAGAATTGACTGTGACCGATTGTGGGTCGGTAAACATAAGTGGTTGACCTCCAAAGTTATGCGGAGTTTAACCCTGTCCGATCCATCCTTTTCCAAGGGACCGATCTTTCTTAAAGGAACCAGGGTAGGTTGATCGCTCGGCTTAAAGTATTAACGCTTTTAACGGCGGCTAATACCAAGTGCCCCGGCGATCGCTATTTGCCTGGGAGTTAATTGATCCCAGGTCAGGCTAAAACCATACGGACCAGCTCCTTCTTGACGCTGTTTTGATTCGATTACTCGATCAAAGGTCAACGTCTTCATCCCATTAAGGAACGGTAGGGTTTGTATAAACCTTCGCGTTACCTTCCTGTGATGCATTACGTAGAAGTAGCTGCAGCTGATGCTGTCAATTGCGATATCTGTTAGGTAATCAATATGATCACCAAAATTAGATACCCAATCAACAGCCCAAGTCCATGGAGTGGCTTTGTAGATATTCGAAGGACTAGGTCGAAGGCCGTAAAGCGTCATTTGACGCATTGCGACATTCCACGCCGACAAATAGTCGGGATTAGTCGAATCGAATTCTGGCCGGTAGTATCTGAAACGACCTACAGCATACGTTTCGTACTCTTCGAGTTCGATCGTTTGCCACGTCGGCGTTCCAGAAAAATAGTCGTTACTAAGTCCGGGACCGAGGATAACCCCTTCCCCGTTCATAATACGTCTAGAAGTACTACCAGTACCAAGGGAAACGCGCCTCCTTATGGCTTGTCCATTGTTTCTCGTCAATTGCGAGTTCAACGAATGGGCATTTTGAATTACGTTGTCGAAACGACGTAAATCACCAAGAAAGGGGCTCCAGCCGAACTGGTGGTTAAGGAACTGATCAGCAAGCTTTTTTGGCTGCATGATTTTGGATATTTGAGATCCTCCCATGGCTTTCCACACGTCGTGGAAGCCTTCAGAGGTTGTCTTTAACATCCTTGGTATGTCTTTTGCTTCCGCAACGAAGACAAACCCAGAAGCCTTTTCCAATTTCGGTTTCGCTAATGCGTAACCTTTGTCTCCCATGCCAGTCATATCCGGAAAGAGCGACGAATTTGAAGCTAGGCAGATAGAAAGATCTCCAACTGGGAGATCACCGCCGAACTGCAGATCGTTAGGTGGCCCAAAGCCCCCGACATATCTCATGAGCCCATCGGCTCGCGGATATGTGCCTCTTCCGTATACCCCACGATAGGGGGTACAGTACTCGATACGCAAGGTTCTAAAAGCTCCTCCTTCTTTATAGGGCGGGCCACCATGTTTATTATCCATGGTAACTTGCGCCTTCAGATAAGGAGCAGAGAAAGTGTAGTTCTGAAGCAATATTTTGCTAGAACTCCATTCTCGGAATTTGCCTCCACTCGTTATAGCTGGGTTATAATAACCCATCTGTAACTGTCCCCCTTTGGGGATGGGAACCGTATTCCGCCTTACTCGAGAAAATGCTGATGCTGACATAGTCACTCCTCCGTATGAAACGAACATTTGTGGTTCATGCGAACCATGCACTGCATTAATGTTCGCGTTAGCTAGAGAGAATCACCGCT